TGATGCTGTCCATATTCTTACCGACGAAGTCTACGGCGTATGTGAGAGGATTTCTTTCATCGAAGGCGAGTCTAAGACTCTTTACAACCGCGTCTTCGAGTTCTATATCATGGAGTTGGACATCGAAGACATTGTCCTTGACCAGCAGAGCAGCCAGAAGCGTGGCATCCGGCACATCTCCGGACCAGCTGCATTCGTAGTCGTGTGCGTTGATTCTAGCCCTTGTTATGTTTCCTATGCCGCTTCTTTGAAGCGTGCTGGTCTTGATAGCGGGTTTCGCATCTGAGACAAGCCCACAGTCGTACGTAGTCACACCATTTATGATTCTTGCATATACATCAGCTCCGGTAAGAGCCATAATTCTTCACTCCTTCTACTGAATTCTGAACTTCAACCTGACTCCCACAGCCTTAACCTGGAAGTCGGGTAGCTCAGAATAGTCTAGATAGCTTTCATCTTCAAAAGTGCATAGATAGTACCTTGTAACTTCTCCATCGATCACGGGGAAACGAATGGAGCCACACTTCGCGTGCATGAATCCCGAGAACCTCACTTGCTGCCTCTGTATTTCCCAGTCGAACCACTCTGACTTGAAGAGCGCTGTGATTTCAACCATGAATTCTCGCAGGTTTCTCACACCGATTCCTTCCACAGGCTGAGAACTTGACGGTGAGATCACGACTGCTGGGAAACGGTCCCAGACATCCAATTTCGGCGCGTGTCTCACATACTCAATATGTGGTACTTCAAGCACTTCATCCAGGCTCTCGTCAATTAGAAACTGTTCTAAAGAATCCAGAATAGTCTCTCTAACGTGTATCAGCTGCTCTTCAGTCATTTTAGATACCTCCCGAAGAGATCTTCGATGTTTCTAATATCCTGCGTTTGCCAGACCATGAAAGGCCTTTTGGGAACTCCGTAGCCCTCCTGGTGATAGACTGCGTAGTCAACGTTAGTCGCTACTTTCGCATAGTCCTTTCCCCACTGAGGATGTATGCTCTGCCTGAGTTTCTTGGTCCGATAGCCAATTCCTCCTCTTGAAGAAGGAACGTTGACTGAGAACACGAGCATCGGATAAGCTGTTCCCTTATACTTAATCTTTCGTCTCTTTGTGCTTTCTGCAAGATCCGGCCACTTATCTGGTCTCCCGCCCTCTTCGAAGTTTCTCTGGACAGAGGACTGCATAACGTTCGCGCTATCCCTCATTACGGGCGTTAAGTCACCGAGCTTTTTCTGATACTGCTTCAAGAGCCTATCGAGTTCTTCAGTCCTGACTTCGATTTGCATAGATCACCACTTCTCTATGTCTTCATCTTTGAATAACTGCTGAGCGGTATTCATCGAGAACCCCGGACCGGGAGTGGAAGAAGGCACTTGAATGTTCAGTCTTCTTTCCGCCTGGACCTGAGCCACGAGCTGAGAATACTGTGCAAATGTGTTCTGAGAGAGTTCTAGCATTGAAAGTTTCTCGTAGGTTTGGGCTTTTGCATAAAGAATCGCAAGTTCTTCCTTGACCTCGTCAGATGTCTCGATAGAAGAAGAGAGGGTCTCCCCTTGAGAGAGGAAACCCTCGACCGCTTCTAGGACATCGTCGACTATCTTTGCCCTTATGCTTTCTGAAAAGCTGAGGACAAAAGCATCAACGTCGATCATCGGGCATCAGCCCTCTATGATCCGGTTACAGTTATTGTTGCTTTGAGAATGCCCTTGTCATGGAGAACGATAGGCATACCGTGGCTCTCAGCGAAGACTCTCTTCCCTCCGGGGTTCACGATGTTCTCAGAGTAAGCATAGATCTCTCCCAGGACCGGCCCATTCTCGCTGAATGACGCGGCGTAGAAGGACTTGAAGAGTTCTGGCGAGGTGAGTATGCACAGATCAGTCTCCCCATGAAGATCGACTCCTGAACCAGCTTCGTTCGATATAGTTTCATTGAACTCATAGATGTTCAAACCCTGGATATTTCCTATGAATGGGAAGTCATAGGTGAGATTCCCTGCTTCAATTCTCCTGTTATCCATGAGCTTCTCGAGAGCTGCGTTCTCTATCAGTACCTTGGCAACGTTAGGTGTAACGAATGCAAGAGTAGGCATTATACCGGTCTCTTTGGCCATTTCGACTCTCCATTCTCGAAGATCAACGAGAGGAGCCTTTGAGGTTGTATCGGACCAGTCAGCAGTCTCTCCCATAAAACCAGAGTCCATCTCGAAGTCATACTGGAACTTCGTGTCTGTTCCTGAATATGTAACCTTTCCCGTCAGGAGGATCTGAGCGAGCATCCATTCCCAGGCTGCAGTTATGGACTCTCTCTGCTCCCTCTGAGTGTCCGCTATCCAGTTGCTGAGATGGTCCATCTGAACTTGAGTGAGTGGTTCTCCGGCATCCCTCATCGTCCAGATCTCGTCGTAGGTTATATCGTCGAAGAACTTCACCGTGGGTGGTTCGAGCGCCACATGAGTATAGTTCTTCAGGTTTCTTGCTGGTGCCGGGCTAGTCCTTTTCACGAATCTTGGAAGGATCGGGCCCATTCTCTTGATATCGAATTCTATGGTCTTTGTCGCGGCATACTTCGCCGGATTTGACCTCGGACTCTTCAAGAGCAGGTCCACTAGAAGCCTAGGCACCGGTTTGATCTGTTTTATTGCTTCTGTCAATGTCCTGTAATGAAAGACATCTGGTATAGTCGCCATTCTGTTCACTCCTTATTAGTATGATTCAACGAACCAGAGCCTGGCGAAGAGGTCACTCTTCGCAGCGGCTAGCTGTGCTGGTAGAAGAACGTTCGTGATTGCTTCTTCGTACACACACCCATGAATTAGCAGTGAGACTGGCTGGGCGGTGGCGGAAACACCCATCGGCTCGATGGAAACTGCAAAGGCCACATCAGAACCGTCCTGAACAATGACTTCGTCGTCCTCATCCGCTGTCAAAGCGTCCTCAGTGGCGATGGAGAAGGTGTTATTCTCCGTATCGACCGCAGTGATGGTTAAAGCATCACCCGCAGCGGTGATCTTTATCGAGTCCCCGACTTTGAGCACTGAAGCGTCCGCAACCTTGAACGTGCTGACTGCTTCTTCTTGAGTCTGAGTTATGTAGGTAAGGCCGAGAGGTCTCACTTTTCCAGCGTCACTATGCTCTTCGTCGGTAATCATTCCAAAGATAGTCCCCGCTTCGATTATCGATCCACCGACTCCACCGAGAACATTGTAGCTCTGTCTGACATCGGGATGAACCAGAGAAACTACCTTTTTGAAACTGCTGTCCTGATAACTTATCCCTTCAGGCATTCTTTTCACTCCCTTTTATTTTCTGTTTACTCTGCCGGCTATTTCGTCGGCAATCTTCTTGAGGTTGTCTTCACCGCCAGTTTGCGCACCGCTCTGGCCAAGTGGGACCTTCTCTGTGTTCTCGAGAATGTCATCGAAGAACTTGAGGTCATCTTCTTTCTTCAACTGTGGCTTGATCTTCTCGAGGACGGCCGGCTTGACTCCTTTGTCGGTCCAGCCCTTTGCCCAGTTGCTCACTTTCTCAGAGAAGAGCTTCTCCTCGGCTTCTTTCTTTTCTTTCTCAAGGGTCTCGAGCTTCGTCTTGGCTTCCGAAAGTTCCTTGTTCACCGAAGCCAGGGTTTCCGAGAGTTCCTTCTCTTTCTTTTCTCTTTCCGCCCGAAGGTCTGTGAGGTCCTTCTGGGACTTTTCATAGAGATCTTTGAAATCCATTTCTTCTTCCTCCTCTTTTTCAAATTCTGAAAAGTAGACTATCTGCTCCATATCCGGTACCGCAGGCATATTAGTGAGGGCAGCTCCCCTGAGGACCGGCCCAGCGTCTTTGCCAGTCTTCTTGTCCATGTATTTCTCAGCGTAAGTAGCGCTCATGTACTTGAACTTCTTTCGCTTTATTAGCTCTACGCCGTCTTCATCCGGTTCTGAGTAGACCCAGAGACCATCATCTCTGGCCTCCACTTTAGAAATCTTTCCGTAAGCGCCGGGGTGGTTTGGGCTTTTCCCGTGTTCTATGTCCAATGAGAGTTCATACGCCGGAATCCCGTTCTTGAAGTTCTCCTCGATCTTCTGAGCGAGCTCCTTCGTCAGTGAGACCTTCCCGTATCTGGGATCCTCGAACTCCATGTACGGTAAGAGCCGATACCAGAAACCACCTGTTTTTGCGATTTCTGCAAGATATTTCTCTATCATTCTTTTCACCTCAACAAATGTGATAATTGTTATTAAGCCAGTAAAAGGCCTGATTTATTGTCTGAAAACCAAACGGGGCGATTAAGATATCTGAGTCACGAAGTATTTCCTTTTCGATGATTTTGAAATAACCCTGATTAGGCTCGTCATCTATAATTAAGTACATTGTCGGCCTCCTGATTCTCTTCACATTCTCTAGATGCCTTCGTTGACTGGGAAGGCAGGAGTTATGTTTCTGCTACTTATGAGAGCTTTGACAACGTCTCTATCGACCTGCCTGTTTACGGGAATCGCTTCGGGATACCGGCTGTGCATTCTTTCCATCACCTTTCTCGAGAGCGGCTTCCCTTTAGGGTCGTTTATTGTGTGAGGAACGAGCATACTCC